ATGACCATTAGAGACATCCCCAATAAATAGGATTGTCGGCTTGCGATTAACGCCCCCAAAAGCCGACAAATTCTTTTTATTTACACTTATAAAAATGGATGCAGTAACTAGAGTGTTTTGTAAACTTTTTACCGCACTTCTTGCATGTATAAACATATTCTGTCATAGTTAAAATACACGTAAGTTATTGATTTTTAACATATTATACATTATACGAACAATCGTATAATTCCATGTTAAGCCATTGATTCTATTGTGTTTTCTTAGGTACTGGCTTAACGCTAAACACCTGCATTTGTGCACCAAACTTAGTCTGTTGCTCTGTAAATTCGATTTCTACTTCCTGTGCGTTATCGGCACATTCTTCAAGAATCGCTTGAATCTGTTCGACTGGCATCATTCCCGGCATTGCAGTTAAGTTGTATTTAACTGGAGACAAAACTGTCGTAGATAAAAATGCGCGTTCTTTACCGTCTTTCTCAGAACGGTAAACGGTTGGAAAAATTGTGCGTTTATTAAATGAAACTTGCATGGTCAAAGCCTCCTCAGGCAACTAGATGTAACCCATGTTTGGGTGTGTATTGTGAAACTGGTTGAACGTAATCTTGTGGCGCTTGCTCAGACATCTTGAGTTCAAACAAACGAACAAATGGAATAACTTTCCCGTTAGGATTCTTTGCAAGGTTCTGTAAATGACCTTTAGAAATCTCACATAATTCCAATGCTTTAAGAGCGTCATAAAATGTACGTTCGTTATAAAGCTCTTTAGTAGCTTTCAAGCCGATCTGGCGAATCAATGAATAAAACTTCATTGCGTTATTCGCTTTGGTATAACTAGGTTTACCTGTCTTTGTATAAGTCACTAATTTGGACTTAAATAAATCTAGGATTTCTCCATCATTCGAAAAATTCATGTGTTTACCCTTCAATGTGTTTAAGATCGGGTCAAAAGCTACGTGCCAGAGGCGTAGCAATAATTCTGGCTGTTCATGTTGCAGCTTAATAAGCTGAAATAAATTAGATGGATAACCATTCTTGGTTAAATAGGTTTTACAAATACGAGCTTCTAAACGTAAAACAGCATTAGCAAATGGCAATGCATTGTTCATAGCAATAACGAGCGATTTAGAGCGCATACAGCCCTTGTCTGCTTGCTTCTGTAACTTATGTAATTGGCTTTTTACTTCTTCAAATTTGCCATAAGCCTTAGGACGAACGGTTGCACCGTCATTACCCCAAGTAATGTAATTCTCATATTTAATTTGTCTTGCTTTACGATGACCCGAAGCCAAGTTAGCCATGTAATCCAAAGTTGGTTGAACCATATTCTGATGTGGCAATCTAAATAAATAAGTCGTATCTAGATGTAAAACCTCAGTATTCTCCAAATCCAAAATTGGGGCTAACTGGGGAAAGGCTTCGAGTAACATGCCAAGCATATGATCAGAGCCAAGTTCTATAGACTCAAAACCATACACATTGTGACCTTGTAACAATTTCAATGGAGATGCCTTGATCTCAACATAAGGCGTTCTATTGATTGTATGAGTGTAAAACTTCATAGCCATGTCAGTGTAATCACTAGGAAGAGCCTCGAAAGGATGATAAAGCTCCCCTGTCGTTGTTGTTCCATCATCCAATTTACCGACATGACGAGTAGCAGCAGGAATACCAAAATCGCGAATATCACCAGTAAACCAGTGGTTATTCTCAAGGCTACGTACATGCGTAGGTATGATTGGAATCGCTAACCGCAGAAAATCGAGCATAGTTATTACTCTGATTTTATAGTTATTAGAATTTGTTGTTTGTTCATGAAATTCCCCAATTTAAACATGTATACAAATAACATCGAAGTAAATTTAATACAAAAACACATGTATAGCAAGCACAAATAACATGTAAATAAGTATTATTGCATACATGTAATTGGCAATAGTTAGATCAAAAAAATGGCGATCACTGTAAGACTGAATGACAGAGAGCAAGAATTGCTCAGAAAGAAGTGTGTTGAATTAAACAAGGCACTAATCAATAAAGGCTTAATGCCAATTAAAGACAGTGAACTAGTACACATAATTCTAGATCAGTGTATTGAAGCGGCTGAATTAAGTAACAGTGGAAAGGTTCTAGTAAGAGAGCCAAAAAACCAAGATAATGATTAAAATATAATCAAAATAACGACTTGTTGCGAAACTTTCTCAACAACTTGTAAGTATATGAATTATTTCAGGAATAAATCATATTTCAAAAAACTTTCCGCAGTCAGGCACACTATTAGATAGTAGTGTGCCCTACTCTCAAAATCTCCCAGAAAGGTCAGGCGCGACGAGTCGCTGCCCGCCCTTTCCTATCCTTCAAATTCGCATAATGAGCATTGATGTTAAATGCCATGCGAGTGCAGAAATATGGTCGCATCATTGACAAAAAACCCCGCTATCGCGGGGTCTTTAGTCAACGAACATGGCAAGTAACATAATGCGGCTATTATGCGAACTCTCAGCCCTCTAAACATTTTTCTAAATGATCATCAAATTGTTCTTTTAAAACTAAATTGCTACAGGTAGAGCAAAAGGTGTATTTGGTTTCTATTTTCTTCAATATCTGATTGTCGTTAGAACAGCCTGAGAACAAAATAGAAGTATAAATATCCGTTAATTCACCTAATGTAAAATCAATTAGACCAGCTGTCGGGTTATAAATATCATAAGTTTTAAGTGTCATATTTTGCCAATCCTTCAAAAATCACAAGTGTTGATTTTATTAATTTTTTTCACTCCCGGATTAAGCCTGGAGAGAGACCAGCAATGTAATAAAATGCCAATCAAAAATCTATTGTAAAGTCTTTTGTTCCGTAACCATGCCATACTTTTAGATGTCTCATCAACTGGCCAAACTGGAGTGTACGGCCACAGTATGAGCATTGCGTGTAACTCGAAGTTTGGTCGCGTAAAAACCCGTAGACTACGCCTTGTGACCGAGTTGGATCGGTCACAATTCCCCTGAACGGCTTTTTTTGGAACATATAGACGGTTTTTAGTAATCAAGAAAAAGATGATCGAATCTTTTTTCGATGTTCTTCTATGAGCTTATTTCGTTGTTCTATCGGGTAATACTTACCATTAAAGAAATACAAAAAGCCATCTTGAGTTTTAATTCGCTTCGGTCTTTCAAATCTGTAAGCCCACATATTCAGAATATGTTTGAATAAGCCAGAAAGAAATAATCCCAAAACAGCACCAGCTACAAAAACATGAAAAAGTAGTGTATTTAAAACTGAAATATCTGTGACTGACATTTAAATTAATCCTTGTAGTTTGGCTGCTTCATACTTAGCAATTAATTCACGTTCACGTTGAGTGGTCATAAAGTCCGAATCAGCTTGCTGAAATTGCTGTTTTTGCTGCTGCTGAGGTTGCTGTTCTTGAGCGAAATAATTAAACGGTCGATCGCCATCTTCCATCAATTTTATGCAATCAGACTGGCTTACATCATGCAGAATCGTACCTTGTTGTGTATAAGCCACATATCTACCTTTTTGCTTCATACACCCTGAAAAAACAGGCTTTGCTGTAACTTCATATTGAATTTGCGAAGTGTCGATCTCATAAGGTCGATTAGGATTGTATTTAACAGCTATCGTCTCCATTCTGACGTCATTTTTAGCCTGTAGCTCAGCGTTACGTTTTTCAGGATTCTTTAGATCGGCATATTGCTCTGGAGTAAGACCAGCTAAATAAGCGTCACGTTCTGCTTGTTCTGCTAAGGTCGTTTGTGACTGATCTGAAGCTTTGGCGGTGACTTCTTTATCACTCATATTAAAATATTTAGACGCAACCGGATAACCGAACCAAACAGCAAAACCGATGAGACCTGCAACGATAGCAACACCCTTAATTAACTTAGTTGGAAACTTAAATTTATGGGTATCTAATACGGTCGATTCATACCATTCGAAAACCTCTTTGTTAGGTTTATAAATCGAAGTAGTACAACCATTTTTAAACGTAGCTTTCTGAAAGTCATCTGGATCGGATTCAACAAAACCCCAAGAACGCTTGGCAGCAAAAGGAACATTACCATTTCTAACCAGATGAATATGCTCAGACGTAAGACGTCTAACATGCGTATGAATAAACATCGGATGCTGAGTAAC